ATGGATCTCAACAAATTAACTCCTAAACAGCGAGAAATTGTATCTAAATACAAAGGGATACATGATGAATTGTCTTCGATTGAAGAAAGTATAAAGAAACTAACCGAACGTTCTCAAGTATTAATAGAAGAACTACAACAATTAAGAGATTACGAACAGTCTCTATAAAAAAAATAAAAGTATTATGGCAAAAAAAGATTTTAGTTTTGATGATATAAATGCAGAGTTGAAACAGCTGAATCCTATGGGATCAGTTATGGCTGACTCTACATTTAGTGAAGTTACAGAGTGGATTGATACTGGTAATTATCACCTAAATGCATGTGTTAGTGGTTCTCTATTTGGTGGATGGCCAAACAGTAGAACGTGTTCAATTGCGGGCCCTTCAGGAACTGGTAAAACATTCTTAGTATTGAATTCTGTAAAAAGAGCAATCGATATGGGATATAATGTGATCTATTATGATAGTGAAGCTGCAGTAGATAAAGATCAAATGGAAAAGTTTGGTATCGATGTTACTAAAGTAAATTATCAGCCAATNAACACTGTTCAAGAATTTAGAACTTCAGTTACTACNTTGACTAGNAANATGCAAGAGATCAANAGANTTGGTGGTAAAACACCNAAGNTTATGATAATTCTTGATTCGGCAGGTAACTTAGCAACTCAAAAAGAAATTGAAGATGCTAAATCAGGTTCTGAAAAAGCGGACATGACAAGATCTAAAGTTCTAAAGTCTATTTTTAGAATCATCATGACTCCTCTGGCTGATCTTAAGATACCTTTTATTTTTACTAATCATACATATCAAACACAAGACTTTATCTCAAGACAAGTCGCGGGTGGTGGAACTGGACCAGAATATGCAGCATCAATTGTTTTATATTTAGGAAAGGCACAACTTAAAGATACTGGTGGAGATAAAGCGGGTATTATTGTAACAGCTAAACCTAATAAGAATCGTTTTGCAAAACCAACTAATATTAAATTTCATTTGCACTTTACTGAAGGTATGAATGCATATGTTGGCCTAGAACAATACATTGATTGGGAAGACATTGGTATTACTAAAGGTATTATTGAAAAAGGTGAGAAGATTCCTAAAGCAACTTCAAGAAATTGGATATGTAAACACTTAGATCATACTGTACCGAATAAAGAATTCTTCACAGAAAAGGTATTTACACAAGAAGTTTTAGAGAAGATTGAAGGTAAAATCAAACACGTGTTTAATTATAACACTGAAGAAAGAGAAATTGATTTAGAAACATTATTAGAATCAGATGAAGATTAATGAAGATAAATTACCTATTAAATATATCCTTGGTATAGAGTCAACCATTGAAGGATATCCAACTGGACTTGATGTTTTATATCATGAAGTTGGACTATGTACTAAATATCCTGATAGACATAAAGGTAAGTTTACTCTTCATGCTGTAAACAAGTATCATTTCCCCGATACAACTAAAGAACATCTTATTAAATCAATTAATAATTTAATAAGCGAAGGTTTAGTAGAACAAGCTAGCCAAGAAGAAGGAAAGGAATCATATAAAATACTTATAAATCCATTTGAATAATGCAATTTGGACAAGACTTTGAAAAAACATTTTTTAGGCTTTCATTAGAAAAGCCTAAATATCTACAATCTATTAAGACTTCTTTCTACACGTCTGAAGAAATTGATGTACTTAGTTATTTGGCAAATAAGTTTTATACTAAATTTAACGAAACGCCAACCAAGGATCAACTAAAGCTTTTAATTCAAAGATCTGAAAAGGCCAAAGATAAAGTTAGCGATGATATCCTCAACATGATATTTGATGTTGATCTAGATCAATATGATGAAGAATGGATAACAGATACTGCAGAATCATGGATTAAGTGGAGAACTTTTGATACTTCTCTTATTGATACTATTGAGTTTATAAAAACAACAAACGTAACTCCTGAAAACGTAGAATCAATTATTACTAAGGTTAAGGGTCTTATTAACGATAGGAATAATCTTAGTTTTAATTCTGATTTAGGTTTGGATTTCTTTGATGTTGAATCACATTCACAAAGAGAAGAAGAAAAGGTTAGTACAGGTTATAATTTTTTAGATAGGGTTTTAGGAGGAGGTTATGATAAAGGAGGTAACCTAGTTGTTTATGCAGGTGAACAAAATATTGGTAAGTCTATTTATTTGGCAAACGATGCAGCTAATTTTGTAAAAATGGGCACAAACACCGCTATTATTACAGCAGAGATGGCTGCTTATAAGTTTGTTAAAAGGGTTGGTTCTAATCTACTCAGTATTGGTATCAATGATTATGCAGAAAAAGCTAAGAACAGTGATTACATAAAAAGAAGATTAGAGACAGTAGGCGATGGATTTACACCACCTGGTCAATTATTTGTTAAACAATTCCCAACATCACAAGCAACTGTTTTAGATATAGAAGCTTATTTAAATCAAATTGAAGAAGAAAAGCAAATTAAATTAGGTGCTGTCGTGATTGACTATATTAATATCCTTGCTAATTATCGTAATCAAAATACCGAAAACACATATATGAAGATTAAGCAAATTGCAGAAGATCTTCGAGCAATGGGTATGAGAAATAACTGGCTAATAGTCACTGCAACTCAAATCACAAGATCTGGTTATAACGCATCTGATATTACTATGACAGACATAGCAGAATCAGCGGGCCTATCACATACAGCAGATGTTATGTTAGGTATTATTCAAGACGACCTAATGAGAGCAAGTGAGGAGTATTGGTTAAAGATCTTGAAGATTAGAGATGGTGAAGGTAAAGGAGTTAAGTGTAAATTAAATATTAATTATAATTACATGAGACTCACCGAAACAGACGATATAACTAACAGCAATATACACAGCATATAAAATGAGAAAAGATAAAATATTTGATAATAACTTTGATAGTCCAGAATTTGAATTTTTATCAAACTTTACGTTTGATTTAGATCCAAGTTATAGAGACAATAGAGTCGAAGAAGAGAAAATTCATGTAGAAATGTTATCGAGAGATATTCATGAATTAATTGAAGTATCTAGATTTAATATATTTAATCATGTAGATGATCAGGGTAAAACTACCAAACTTAAAAAGGTAGATATTAATGAAGTTTATGGTTATATTGTAGATGAAATATCTAGAAACTATACGTTAATAGACATATTTAGTGAAATGTGTGTTTATTTTGATATTAATCCTTCTAAGTTTTATAGTTCATTATCAAACGCATATAAAGAACGATTAGTTTCCGAATTAGATAAAAAGACGAATATCTTAGATAAGAAAAACATTAAAAAATTATTCTAATGATAGATCAGTCTATACATGACAAACAAGTAAATAGAGTTTGGATTCTAGGAGATATACATTTTGGAGTAAGAGCCAATTCTCTAGAGTGGTTAGAAATTCAAAAAGATTTCTTTGAAAACTATTTTATACCAACTCTTAAAAAACATGTAAAGCCTGGAGATGTATTAGTTCAGGTTGGAGATACGTTTGACAATAGACAGTCTATTAATATCAAAGTCCTTAGTTATGCAGTAAATCTATTTGAAAGATTAGGTAATATATTACCAGTACACGTTATTGTGGGTAACCATGACATTTGGGCAAAAAAGTCAAATGAAATTACTTCTATTGATTCTTTAAAATGGATCCCTAACGTTCAAATTTATACAGACTGTCAAACATATAAATGGCATAATAAAGAAATTCTTTTAATGCCATGGCGTAGAGACTCTAATCATGAAACAGAAACATTGGCTAATCATCCAAGTACAGATATAGTCTTTTGCCATTCAGAAGTCGCAGGGGTTAAGTTAAATTCTAAAGTTAAAAACGAACATGGTACTCATACTAACTCTTATAAAAATTTTACAAGAGTTTACTCAGGCCATATCCATTATAGACAAGAGCAAGGTAAGTTATTGTTAGTGGGAACTCCATATGAATTAACTAGATCAGATAGAGGTAACACTAAAGGCTTCTATCTGACTGATTTAGAGACTATGGAAGAGACTTTCTTCGAAAATCATATATCACCTAAGTTTCTCAAATATAATATCACACAATTGTATGATATGCCTTTGGGTCATTTTAAAAATCACATTCGTAATAATTTTGTAGATTTATTTGTACCTTCAAGAATTGCCACCACTAATTCTCTTTCTAAGTTAGTTAATAAAATCCAAAAGATTAGTCGTAGGCTTGAACCAAATATTTATAACGAAGAGGATTATATTGATAAGGATTTTTATGATATAGATGAGATAGAAGAAATGTATAAGAATTACAATATTATGACATTATGTAATACTTATATTGATAGTTTAGGGCATGACGACGAAATGAAACAAAGGCTTAAAAATAAGCTAAAAGATCTATATACACAGTGTGCATATAATTATGACGTAGTAAAATGAGAATATCTTCTATAGAATTTAAAAACTTTGCATCATATGGCAACCAAGTCCAATCTTTAGATTTTGAAGAAGGGAAGTCTGAGTTATTCTTAACTCTTGGTAAAAATGGCGATGGTAAAACTACTATCGCCAATGCCATCATATTTGCGCTTTATGGTAAAGTAGAGGGGGTTAGGATGTCAGACTTGCCTAATAGAATAAATGGTGAGCTTTGGGTAAGAGTCAATCTACAGTGCGGTGCAATGAACGTTACTATAGAACGTGGCTTAGCACCTAACAAGTTTGAAGTTTTAATTAATGGAGTTGAGTTTGATAAAGCTGGTAAAAAATCAGTTCAAGATTACTTAGAAGAAGAAGTATATGGCATTCCATATCATGTCTTTAAAAACATTATTATTCTGTCCATTAATGACTTTAAATCTTTCTTAACTATGAGTCCTTCTGATAAGAAACAAATCATTGATAGGATGTTTGGTTTTTCTATCTTGAATGACATGCAACGTAATGTAAAAGAGGAAAGAAAATCAGTTAAAGTTGATATAGACAATTATGATTCTGAATTAAATCAAATCATGGATAATATATCTTCTGTTAAGCTTAAACTTAATACTTTAATTGAAGAATCAAGTCAAAAGAATAAAAAGAAATTCGAAGAACTTAAATCTGTTTTGTTAGAAATGAATCAAGAGGCTAAAAGCCTAATGATAGATTCAACTGAAGTAGAGAAGAAAATAGGTAAAGGTAGAATAACACATGATCAGAAAAAATCAAATGCAACTTCATTAAAACATGAGATCGAATATCTAAAAAAGAAGATTTCTTTATATGAAGGTGGTCACTGTCCAACGTGTGAAACTAAATTAGATACAGATTGGCATACTAAAAAACTAGACACTTATCAAGCTGAGATAGATGATAAGAAAAAGGTAATTATGAATATAAAACAAGAAATGGATGATATTTCTAGTTCTATGTTAACTCTTAAATCTTCTAAATCTGAAATAGATAATAAAGTTTCAGATGTTAAATATCAAATGAAGAATATGAAGGCTGAATTAATTAAGCTTTCTAGTTCTGCAAATGAAAGTGAATTTCAACACTTAAAGACTCTTATTAAAGAATTTGAAGAAAAAGAAGGAGAAAAGGCTGAAAAAAGAGATGGCTTAAGTGGCGAGTATAATTTTATGGAAATAGTAGAAGAAGTTTTAGGCGAAGAGGGTGTAAAAAATCTAGCAGTCAAGACTATTCTACCAGGCCTTAATACAAACATTGCAGCAATGGCTCAAACAATGCACTTGCCATTTCAGATTAGATTTGATGAAAAATTTAGTTGTATTATTAATCACCTAGGTGAAGAGATTAATCCTATGACATTGTCAACTGGAGAAAGAAAGAAAGCCGATTTTATTATCATAATAGCCATTATTAAGATTTTAAAATTAAGGTTTCCACAGATTAATTTATTGTTTTTAGATGAGCTACTTAGTTCGGTTGATCATGATGGAGTTTACAATATATTAAAAATTCTTAAACAGGTTATAACAGAACATAAGATAAATACATTTGTTATTAACCATACCGTTTTACCGCATGAGATCTTTGATAAGAAGCTACAGATCTACCGTGAAAATGGATTTTCTAAATTTGCAATTGAAACAATAGATTAATGATACAGTATGTAGGAAATACCCCAATTATCAAGTTTAAAATAGACGGAGTTACTATTTTAGGCAAAGCAGAGTTTTTAAATCCAAGTGGATCTGTTAAAGATCGATTGGTTTCACGAGTTATTCAAGAAGCTGAAGAACAGGGTTTAATATTCACAGGTGATACTTTAATAGAAGCTACTAGCGGAAATACAGGCATTGCATTTGCTATGTTCGCGGCGTTAAGAGGTTATAAGATGAAGATCGTGATGCCCAGTAACATGAGTGAAGAACGTAAGCAAATGTTTAAGTATTATGGCGCCGAGCTAATAGAAGTCGCAGCAGGTGACTTTGAAGGAGCTATCTCTGTTAGAGACCAGTTAGCTGAAGAACATGGATGGTTTAACTGTAATCAATTCCATACTCAATGGAATATTGATGCACATTATGATACTACTGGTCCAGAAATCAGAAAAGAGGTTGATTCAAAAGATTGGATTCCACAAGCTTTTGTTGCTGGAACAGGAACAGGCGGTACTATTACAGGAGCAGGAGGATACTTAAAAGAATGGTATAACGAAATTAAAATAGTAGCAGTTGAACCTGCAGAATCTCCAGTTATGTCAGGGGGAGAGCCTGGAATTCATGGAATACAGGGTATTGGAGATGGATCTAAATATCTAGTAGAGCTTGATAACGTTGATCATATCGAAATCATATCTACTGAGGATGCTAAAGACATGGCTAGAACGTTAGCAAAGATGGGTTACTTCGTAGGAATATCAGCTGGAGCTAATGTATTGGCTTCTGTTAGATACGCAAAGAAAAATCACATAGACTTTATAATCACTATACTATGTGATAGAGGTGACAGATACATGTCGTGTCTATGATATATAAAGAAGAAAAATAAGTATTTAAATACATGCATTATCTTAATTTTAGTCAATTCGTAAACGAATCAGACTCTATAAACGAAAGAGTCATTACACTTTCATCGGACCCTAAATTAACAAGAGCAGCTGATCTTATAGCAGCTTATATTAATAAAAAAACCAAGCTAGGTTTTAAAGCTATTCAGTTTGATACTGTAGCTATTTTTGATGGTAAAGAAACCGTTGGAAATATGTTTGTTAGTGATAAAGGCAAATTTCCAGCTATTAGAGTAGTTGCTAATTCAAATGCCAGCCAACCTGGTATAGTAGGTCATTTAGAATTTTATGAAGAAGTTGGAAGTCCAACATGTACATATGCTTTTTCATCTGAAAACTTTCCTATTGTTCAATTAGTTTCCGAGTTAGTAAAAGTTATTTCAGATAAAAAATATGCAACGGAAGCTGAAGCTGCTTTAAACGAAGGTATGGTTAATGAAGCATCCTCCAAGTTAACTAATGAAGAAGTCAAAATAGTTTCTAAAAAACTTAATTCTGGAGAAGCTGCAACTAAAATAGCAAAAGAATTAGGAGTACCTTATTATAAAATACTTAATATTAGAAAGGGAATTACTGTAGTAGAAAAGGATTCTCCTATAGTTGCAGTAAATGAAGAGACTCTTTCAGATAAAGTTAAGTATCTTGAAGAAATGATGCAAGACATTTATGATATTTCAAGAAAGGTAGCAGCTGGAGCATTTAATTCACTATTTATTTCAGGTAGAGCTGGTACAGGTAAGACTTATAACGTTGAGCGAGCAATGAAAGACGAAGGTCTTATTGAAGACGATGACTATATGTTGATTTCTGGAGCTGTTTCTACGATAATGATGTATAAGAAAATGTATCAATTTAGAAATAAGACTCTTGTTTTTGACGATTGTGACGCAGTGTTTAGAGATGAAAATGGTAGAAATATTCTTAAAGCTGCACTTGATACTAAGAAAGTTAGAAGAATTTCTTATTTAAAGAGATCTAGTTTAGTTTTCGACCCTAAAGATTATGAATTAGATCCGCAGGGAGAGTATGAACAAATTGAAAACGGTTTAGTTCCTGCATATTTTGAATTTACAGGTAGAGTTATCTTTATTTCTAACTTAGAAAAAGATAAAGCTGACCCCGATGGAGCTATTAGATCCAGATCTATTTTAATTGATGTTAATCCAGACGATGCAACGCTTATGGAAAGAATGAAAAAGCTTCTTCCACATTTGGAACCAAAAGACATGCCGATTAACGAAAAAGAAGAAATTTATGATTTCATGAAAGAAGCTAACGATGTTTCTATGAGAACATTTGTTAAAGCAGCTGGATTCAAGGTGGCAGGTTTATCTAATTGGAAAAGAATGGCTAAGCGTTATCTATAATATACAATAATGTATGGCAAGTTATAATCTTAAATTTAACAAAGATGATTCAGTTGTCAGACATCTTATTATTGGATTACTATCTGACTTAAATGATAAATTAAGTTTCTTTAGACAAGTTTCCAATGACGAGAGGGTTGTTGTTGATGTACCTTTCTTTTATTCTATTACAGGAGATGAAAACTTTTTAAGAGACAATTTTTTATTTTCAACTATTAATGGAGTTGGCTGTGATCCAGACCTTGATAAAGCAGACGGCAACTATGATAAAGTACCAAGAGGCTTAGTCAATTTAACTTCTTTAAACATTGATGCTAGTAAATTAGTTAATAAAAGAAACTTTGGGCATTATGCCAAATTAGATGCTAATGGAGAAATGCAAGGATTTGCATCTGAATTTGAAATGATTCCTATTACAATAGGATTAGACATTGAAATATTATTATCAAGTCAATTAGATCTTTTTAAAGTAACTGAGACTATAGTAAAAAGGATGTATAAATCAAATTACTATAATGTAGAAGTAGGACATTTAGAAGAAGGTCTATATAGACTAGCATCTTATTATGCAATGCCAGATGATTATTCAGTTGACAGGCCAATAGAATATGGGTTTGATGATAAAGGAAATCATAAAGTTACTTTTGCTTTAGAAGTTAATTCATTTTTACCTTCATTTGATTATTCTACAGAACGGCATATTGGTAATAGAATGTTTGGTATTGGAGGAAATACAGGAGGGCCCACTGGTAAAATTACTACGCTTGATGGTGTTTCAGACGAGCAATTACCACCTGTTGGAGAAAAGTATAGGGTAAAAGCAACAAGACTCCCGTTCGATAAGAAGAATTATTTCGGGTGATATATAAAGAAAATTATAAAAATTAAGATAATGGCTAATTTAAAATCAAAGATATTTTCACCAGTAATTGGAGAAGGAACTGTAGCTTTATTTCATAGCTCAGGAGCAAACTTTTTAATAAACGAATCTAATATACTAAAAGTAGGTAAAAATGTTGATAAGACGTTTATTTCTTTAGTAGAAGCAATGTACTCGTTTGATATAAGCGAATCGGGAATTAAAGCATACTATGACCTTAGAAATAATAGATTTGTTTCATGTGGTGATGAATCTAGTTTAAACAATGCAAACAATTTCTTTAGCTTAACTGAAATGAAACAATTTTTAACTGAAAAAAGAAAACAGTTAAAACTATCTAATCAAGGCGAAGACATTATAAATGAAATTACAGAAGAAATCAATACAGTAGACGCAAAGCTTCATGAAGCAAACAATATGCCTATGGTATCTAGCTTTACATTTGACGCTAATGAAAAAAAGACATACATAAATTCAACAGAAATTTTAGACGAAAATATAGCAGAACATATTTTTTCACTAGGTCAGGTATTGTATGAGCATAAAGGTATGTTAAGCTTATTTGAAATAGCTTCAAGAAATTTCAATGCATATCAAAAATTAGAATTTATTTCTGAAATAAAAGAAGGAGAAGTTACATATTCTGTTATGAGAAAAGAATCAGAATCATATGTATATCGTTATAATTCTGAAACTAAATTGTCAACATTTAAGAATATGTCAATCACTGAAACAATTGATTATATTTTAGAAAATACAGGCGAGGACGTATCTTATATGTTTGAAGACATACTGGAGTCTGCTAAACAAAAAAATCAACTTAAGTTTGAAAAGATTTCTAATTTACATGAGATGATTGCATTCTTAAAAGATAAAAGAGGTGATTTAGCAGATCAAAATAAAAATATTGAAGAGATTAAAGAAGCTGATCACATGATTAATCAAGAAATCAAAAAGCTAGAAAAAGAGATTAAAGTTATAGAGGCAGAAGATCTAGGTAGAAATGATGGCTATGTTCCAGGGACATTAGAAGCCGATCTTGAAGAAATAACAGCAGGTACTGAAATTATGGTTGATGCGTTGGCATATGCTGCAGCAGGTAGTGATGATTCAATTACTTTCTTTTTAGAAGATAAACCATATAAGATAGAAAAAAGATTTATAGGACTTGCTAGTGGTGAAGCAGTTTAAGCTATAAACAAATTAATGTTAAAGGCCAGTTTTAAACAAACTGGCCTTTTTTCGTATAATATTAAATAAAACAACAATAAAGTGCCTAGAAAAAAGAATTACTTAAACAATAGGGATTTATATGACGAGATAGTAAAATCAAAGGAACAAGAAAAGTTAACACCTAAGGCAGAAAAAATGTTAGTTATGATTGCTGAAAGAGCAATTAGAAAACTAAATTATTTAAACGAAGATGACAGACAAGATTGTCTTCAGTTTGCTATTTTAGATCTTTTAAAGTACTGGAGAAATTTCAATCCCGTATACCCTAATGCATTCGCTTACTTCACAGAAATAGCTAAGCGAGGCTACGCTAAAGGTTGGAATAAAATCCATCCTCAGAAATATAAAGACACTCTTTCTATTGACAGATCTAACTCTGCAGATGGAGAAGGAGGATTATTTAATATTTAATGTCTATTAAGAATGTCAAGCCTAACAAAAACTCTGGCTTTATACAAGGTTATTTTAACCCAAAGAATCCAGAAAAGTATAAAGGACCTTCGCCTATTATTTATAGATCTTCTTGGGAAAGAAAGTTTATGATCATGTGCGATAGTAAAGATGAGGTCTTGGCATGGTCTAGTGAACCAGTAGAAATAAAATACTGGTCTAGTTTAGATAGTAAAGAACGTAAGTATTACCCTGACTTTTTTATGAGAGTCAAAAAGGGTGATACTTATGAAGATTTTTTAGTTGAAATAAAACCAGAAGCTCAGATTAAAAAGCCCGAGCCTCCAAAAAAGAATTCTAAGAAAGCTCTTAAGTCTTATAAGTTTTTAGCAGAACAATACATAAAGAATAGAGATAAATACGCATATGCTAAAAGATGGGCAGAAGACAGAGGCTGGAGATTTATAGTACTTACCGAAAATAGCATGAAATAATGGGTTATATTAAAAAGAATATAAGACAATTAAGCAAAGCCTCTGGCGGTAAAAGATTAGCTAGAAAACAAGCAGAAGATTGGTTTGAAACGTCTAAAAAGAAAATGAATGAAAAATCAGTAGTTAAAACAACTTCTAGATTTTTACCAGGTAAGATATATGTATTTAGGTATGATGATCCAAAATATAAAGATAAGTTGGAGTGGTGGGATATGAATCCAGTAGTATTAGCATTAAATTCAGCAGAATCTAATGACTTAGGTATAAACTTAAATTTATTACCGATTGGAGTCAAAGAAGAGCTTTTAGATTTTGTATATGATAGGCTTCAGAGTTCTATTAAAAATCAAACAATGGGAGTTAAATCCAGCAATGCAGCTGCACAAGGATATGTTTCATTAACATATGACGGAGCTAAGTCCTTTTTAGGTAGATTTGGATTTGATTTTGCTATTAGGCAATATATACCGAATAGAAAATCAAATCAAGCAACAATCGCTTATGAGAATTGGCCAGAAATTGCCCTTTGCGATTTTATTGACCTAAATGGAGCTACAATTGGATCTATAAAGTGGAGATTTAGAAACCACTTAAAAAAGAAGAATATATAAAGTAATACAATAATATTGTCAAATGGCAGGATTTACAGATAGAAACGGACCCTTAAGTACGGGTAAACGACCCTTTAGATTGCGAGACTCTCTAAAGACATTGTCGTCTTTTGGTATGAGATACGATGATTTAGTTATTCGACAGTCTCAGGCTATAGGACCAATGGAAGATATGTTTGGCTACGGTCAAATAAACCCAATAGGTACAGATAATGATGATATTTATTCTGCATTTGCAGCTATGTCATTAACTGACATGCAATTAAGAAAGAATATACCATTCTTTGACCAAGACTATCAAGCAAAGCGAGAAGAGTTAAGAGCTTTTTCTTTACATGACGAGGTTGAAGATATATTAGACATATTATGTGATGAAACCATAGTATATGACGAAAAGAATTTCTTCGCTAGGCCAGAAATTTTAGGCATGGATGTATCTGATCAAGTTGAAAAAGACTTAGTTAGATATTTTAATCAAATTTATCACTATTTTGGATTTAACCAAGACCAATCCGCTTGGTATTTTTATAGAAAGTTTTTGATTGATGGATATCTATCATTTGAAATAGTATACAATCCAGACCAAACTGAGATTATAGGATTTAAAGAAATTGATCCAACTACATTAGTACCTGGATATAATAACGATGATGGTAAGAAAGTTTGGGTTCAGTTTAAAGATGACCCGGTAAAAGAAAGAAAGTTATATGATTCACAAGTTGTATACTTATCTTACTCATCTATTACTACATCTTCTAGAGTATCATATGTCGAACGTTTGATAAGATCTTTTAATCTATTAAGAATTATGGAACATACCCGAGTTATTTGGGCTGTTACTAATGCTTCTTTTAGAATGAAGTTTATTATACCGGTTGGTGGTAAATCTAAAACAAGAGCAAAGCAGTCATTGGCTCAGTTAATGAATTCATATAAAGAGACTGTTGATTTTGATTGGGAATCAGGTACACTTGCAACTGACGGTAAACCCATGCTTCAGTTTAATAAAGAGTATTGGTTGCCTTCTAAAGATGGAGATACTCCAGAAATTGAAACGCTTGGTGGCGAAGGTCCTGATTTATCGGACACGGAGGCTCTTAAGTATTTCTCTGATAAATTAAAGCAAGTTTCTAAAATACCTTACTCTAGATTCTTATATGAAGATGGAGGAGGAGACTTTAATCTAGCTGCCGATGGTATGATTAGAGATGAAATTAAATTTAGTAAGTTTATTAATAGACTTCGTTCAGTCTTTCAAGAGATATTAGTTAAGCCTCTTTATATTCAGATGTGCTTAAAGTATCCAGAATTTGCAGATGATCCCCAGTTTAAGACTCAGGTGGCTATGAAATTCAACGAAGATAATGCATTTGCAGAATTAAAGACTATGGAGATCATGGAACGTAGACTTGACTTTATTGGTAGCATGAGAGACTCTCTGATGACTACTAACGCTGAAACAATGGAAGAAGAATACTTCTTTGATATGGACTTCTTGGTTAAGAGATATCTTAATCTTACACCAGACGATATTGCAGCTAATGAAGCGTCTAAATCTAAATCTCAAAAACAAGATGCAGAAGCGCCAGTCCCTGATGACGATATGATGGGCTTCTAATATAAAAACAAATCAATAAGATGAAATACTTAAAACTTTTCGAACAATTCTTAGGAGAAAAAGATTCTGTTTTAGCAGGAGATGAATCTAAAGTTGAAGTCGATTCAGTTATTACTGTAAAAGGTAAAAAGATATCAGCCCAAGAAATATTAGGAGCTATTATATCTTCAGACACTGAAAAAGAAATAGAACAATATTTCTATGATAAGTATGGTGATGGATCTTTTTCAATTGAATCTATGTCAGCTATAAAAAAAGCTTTTAATGATTATAGAAAAGAACAAGCTGAAGAAGAAAAAGAAGCTGAAAAAGAAGAAGAAGGAGGCGATGATGATGGAGGCTTAGGCATCTAATCAGTTTTCCGTGATTTTTACAACAAAAAGAATAGATATATAATCAAAATAAGACCCATATAATGGCAGATTTAAAAAATTTACTTATAGTTGAGCGCTCTTCTGGAAACTTAGAAGTTTCAGGTGAGAGTAAAGACTATGTGCTGGAGGGTATTTTTGGAGAAATTGATTCCAAGAATAAGAATAATCGTATTTACACAGAAGGTGAGTATGTTCCTCAAATAGAAGCACTTCAAAATAAAATAAAATCATCTAAACTATTAGGTGAACTTGATCATCCTCAACAGTTTGATATTTCTTTAAAGAATGTATCACATATTATTGAGGATCTTTTTTATGATAAAGATAGTAAACAAGTAAAGGGTAGAATTAGACTTTTAGATACTGACGCTGGTCGACAGGCTAAAGCATTGGTAGACGCAGGAGTTCCTTTACAAATTTCGTCTAGGGCAGCTGGAACTGTAGAATCCAACGGTAAAGTTAAGATTAAGCAACTATTTACTTATGATTTAGTAGCAGATCCTGGCTTTGAGAACGCTGAACTCTCAAGAGTAAACGAGTCATATGGCTTCTCAAATGACAGCAGTCTATTTATATATGAAGTAGACAAAGCACAAGTATTAGAAACAAACTCAAATCAAAATAATATAGAAAAAATGGAAGAATTTGTAAATGCAAATGACTTCAATAAGTATACAGAGTACTTAGCCGAGGAGATTAAGACACTGAAAGACTCTATTGATGAAGTCAAGACGGGCGTTAGTGAATCAGCTAACAAAACGGTTGAAGAGCAAATGCAAGACGTTATTGCTCATAACGATCACTTAGTTGAAAACATTAATAAAGTTACCGAGTATACTCAATATTTGGCTGAACAGCTTGATAGTAATATCCAATATACTGAATATGTCGCTGAACAAGCTGATAACGGTATTCAATATGCTGAACACGTGGCTGAAAAACTGGATCAATCTATACAATACACTGAACATGTGGCAGAAAAGGCAGATCAAGGCATTCAATATGCTGAAACAGTTGCAGAGAAAGTAGAACAAGGCCTTGAATATACAGAAACAATTGCTGAGTCAGTAAACAAGTTAAAGGAATATGCTAATTATATAGCAGAAGCTAGCAATGAAGGATTTACCGAAAATGATAAGCTTGTTGAATACGTTGATTATCTAAAAGAAAATTTAGAATCAGTTACCCAATATGCAGAATATATTGCCGAGTCTATTAATGAAAACGTAGTCGTTGAAGAACTAGATAAAGGTAAAGAAGATGAAGGTGCTGGAAAAGAGGTTGAAGACCTTGAAAAGGACACAGAAGTCGGAGATAACTCAAAGGAAGGAGATGTATCTAAAGATGCTGAAGATGCAACTACTGATGCAGAAGATTTAGAAGCTGATCTTAAAGATTCAGATGCAGAAGTTGAAGTTGGCGGAGAAGAGGTTAAAGCCGGTGAAGGAGAGGAAGATGTAGAAGGAGAAGACGGAGCGCATGACCCACTAGAGGCTTATAAGTCTGAGATTAGCTCAAAGCTTGATACTCTAGTTGAAAAAGCTCTAATTAAAGAAAATGCTAATCCTTCATTCTTTAGAATCGTTTCAGGTTCAACTCAGTCTAAGTATAATGAGTTAAACGAAGACGCTAAAAAAGAAGTTAGACAAGCAGTTGCAAAGAGAGGATTTATGACTGAATCACAGATAGTTTCTTTAATTGAATCATCGCAACTAATTGTTGAGAATAGAAACGCTGAGCCATTCGTATTAGAAGCAATGCCATCAGAGTATAAAGAAAAGTGGGAATCACTGTCTGAGTCAAAACAGGCACAAGTTCTTGCACAATCTAAGTACTTTAATCTAAATACAGAATATCAAGTTTCAAACTTCTGGCAGACTAGAGACCTAAGAGAGTCTAAGCCTACTATGGAAAAGATTGAAATGGTTAACGAAAAGAATTCAGTTCAAGAAGAGACTAAGCCAATGTATGACGTCTCTGCTTATGCTGATCAATTAAAGAAAAGGTTTAAGAAATAATGAAATACGTAAAATTATTCGAACAGTTTCTCATAGCTGAGAAGTCAATTGACGTCCATGATAAAGTAAAGGTTGACCCTGCACTTGCTAAAAAGCTATTACGGTATGCAGATGAAGAATCAGACGGAGATTACCAAGAAAGCTACACTGTACAAACTAAACCGCCTAATTGGGATGGACCTTTAATGACTTTCGGTACCCTTGATGCTATATTTGGTATGTTAGGCCGTAATGTTGACGAGGCTCCTTTTAATTGGGGTGTAAATGTTGCTGC